CCAAGTAATGCTCTAAGTTCATTTAGAGTTCCCTCAATCTTAACCAAGGTATCAACCTCAGTTGTCGCTTGCGGTCGATTGTATTGCGATAGCCATCCAGTCTTTAGTGCCTAGTTTAACAACTCTGCATCGAATTCTAACTGTAACGTACAAGTCACCAGCACCAACTGCGCTGCCGTTGTTACCTGCAGTTAGATAAAGAGAATCATTGACAACCATAAATGCTTCAGACAAAGCAGCAGGACCAAAGTTATCTGGGTATAAGTCGGCATCTCTTGTTCCAATGTTATTTGAGTCATCGATGTTCAAAGAACCTGAAGCTACCAAAGATTGGTTGTCTGCTCTAAAGAATTTTGAGGCTGGGTTTAGATCAGCAAGTTGATATGAAATAGATCCATCCCCTGCTAAGAAATTGCTTAGGAATTGAATATAATCTCCACCAGATTGGTAAACCACATCAACTGATTCTACGGCAATTGCTTGCCCTGTTGCTACATTTACATATGCACCAAGGTCAATTGAACTGCTTACTCTGGTATTCGCCGCACTTGCTGCGGGTAGGGTTACGGTTTCGGTTAGGTAAAAACTTCCTGTCTTTGCTGTTGCCATACTTACTTGGGGCTGCCGACCGCCTATAAACATCACTTTTATCTTCTAATCGGTGGCTGGACGCGGCTCGTACTTATTTACCACCTCTTCCCCACCACCACCCGTTCCTAACTAGCCATACTATTTTACTATGTAAGTCAAATTAAATCGGAGTATATATATACGAATTCCATCTGAGATGATATCATGGGATATGGATTAACAACAGTTCAATGCATGAAATGTGGTGATAAGAATACAATGTACGGCTTTATGCCTATGGCTAAGGTCATTTGGCATAGTGATGAAGGACTATTATGCTGTGGTCAACAGACAATGATCATAGAACAGAAGGAAGGTGGGGGCAAATGAAGCGTCATAAGATGGTGAATCTGTGTCCAACGTCGTTCGAGATTGCTTCACAATTACCTAACTTTAGTAAATGGGTTAGAACTAAGCTGATACAGTTAGATGAACGTAATACTTTCAAGGTTGAATATCACATGTGGTGTCCAGACCATCCTAAGTACGTTAGAAGGTCCGAGACTGTACCGCGCTTTGGTGTACATTGTACAACGTGTAACTTACAGATGGAAGGAAAGTGGGTTCAAGCATGATGTGTCAATGCGCGATATGCGGTTTTATCGGTGAAGTCTTTGACTATCACTTATGGAGAACTACTGATAGACGTTATCCACAACTATGGATATGTGATATTTGTTACGTTGATCTAAATAATTCTTGAACTACCTAAAGCAGAACGTTCATACTGTGCTATCTCTGGTGTGTAATCTAAACCAGCCACTGGTCCGGAACCAAATGCACCTTCTGCACCTGCTGTCCCAACTATCTTACCTAACTTACTACCTAAGTAAAGAGGTGCAACTAGACGTGGCGCTAACTTAAGACCAATTAATAACGGACCTTTTGCTTCTGGTACTGATTCATTTGCTAACCATTCGTAGGCTTCTCTATACCATTCTCTTACTTCTTCGCCTCTTTCTTTTCTAGCCTTACGTCTTTTATCTCTACCTTCTTTGCTAACTTCTTGGTAACGTCTAGTAAGTTCAGAAATAGGTCCTTGTAATACTGGAGACACCATTGGTATCAAACCTGGTTAGCAAGTTCGTATGATCTCTTTAGGCGCATCATGTATTCTAGGTGTGGTTCTTCTACAGTGAAAGCATCTAGTATAACGCGCTTAGGCGGTAAAGAAACAGTGCTGATGCCTACTCCTTCTGTTGATGGTGCTGGAACCAAGAATACTCGATAACAATACAAACAATCTGCTGCTGTTGGTTCTAAACTAGAATAATAATGATCTGCTATTGATGTTAATGCAGCATTTCCAGTTGAACCAAAACCACCAGAACCAATAACGGTATTAGGAAACATTTCTTGATAACGTCCATGGATAATATGAGTTCGATTAAAATTACCATAATCTATACTTGAAATAGGAAATGGAATAAAACCGGGGGATGTTAAAATCGAAGCAGTTAATTGTTCATCAGTAAAGGGAACGCTACTTACAATAGTTTGAGTTATTAGACCATCATTGTTAGGATCAAACGCTTTTTTCCAAAAGATTCTATCACTTGCTCCCTCTTGTTCAAATGAACGTCTAAATCCTACTGTCAAAGAATCTTGTACGTAACCACTCAGATCTAATTTCATTTCTTGAACATAAGCTTGATTAGCAAGTTTTCTAGTATCTGTTGCTTGCAATACCCATTCAGCAGCCACAGCATCATCTGATACAACACTAAACCATGGGAATTCGGCTATTAATGTTCTATCCATATTATTTACCACCTTTCTTTTCTTTTTTTGGCTTTGCTTTGCTAGGTTTTGGTAGCAAACCTAGTTTGTCTAAAAGTTCTATCATTTCTTAGACCTCTTGAATGCTTTAGACATAGCCGCAAGATCTAGTCTTCCTTTTTTTGGTCCTCTTTTGAACTTGATGTGGTTAGTTCTGTTCTTAATGTAACGTTGCCATTGAGATAGTTTACGTCTAGTCTTCTTAACCGCCGGCTTAACTTCTTCAACGGTCTCAATAACAGCAGCAGTAGCGCGCTCAGCAGTCCCAAGTAATGCTCTAAGTTCATTTAGAGTTCCCTCAATCTTAACCAAGGTATCAACCTCAGTTGTCGCTTGCGGTCGATTGTATTGCGATAGCCATCCAGTCTTTAGTGCCTAGTTTAACA